TCGAAGTTAAATACGTCTAAGATAAGTGATTTGATAATATCTTTATGTAGTCCTTTATCTGTTACTACTTTAATTTTAAAATCTTCATTAGAATCAATTTTTTTGGTGAAGAAAAAATGAACTTCATTGGTCATTATTGTACTATAAACTTGATTAAACATATAGTGGGTGTAATAAACCATTAATCTACCGCAGTTTAAACTATGACCATATGGGAATTCAGAATTAATTGAAATCTCACTTAAAGGTTCAGGTTCCTCAATAAAAGGAATTTTATTAACTTTAATCCATCCCTTCTCAATATTTCCAATTTCTTGATTGTATTTGATAATATCGATAACGTTAAGTGATTTAATCTCCAATGACGTTAATATATCTTGGAATTTTTCGGTAAATTCATCTCTTATTGAATTTATATCTAAAAATGTTTCACTCGTTGTAATTCCATTAATTACATAAAAAGAACCAACATCTGAAACTTGTATAATTGAATTTTCATTTTTATCAATCTTAGATAAAATGAAATCGGCAAATAGATTAACAATGCCTCTTTTTGAATTTTTATTAATTAATCTCATATCTTTTTTTACAATTGATATGGATTTTAAATGAATATATAAATAGTTAAGGTATTTTTACTTAAATGTAAGAGGTTAACATATCATTTATATTTTTCTCAACTTCACGGTAGTCAGGATAATCTGGTATTCTAAAATCTAAATACTGTATTTCATCTTCACCCATTAAATGTTTAATCATTTCGGTGTATGATCCGTGATAATCAAGATTGTCATCGTTATAACCTGAACCTACAAACGTGGATAAAAATAATTTAACATTTCCATAAAAATCTCGGATTTTAATATATGGTCTATAATAAGTTTTTTCGTTTCTTGTTAATGGTTCTTCAATTATATTACCAACAAATAATCTTTCTAATTCTGACATAACACTAGAATATATTTCATTTTCATATGCTGAATTATATGAACTATCGTGTAATGAGTATAATTCGGATTTTAAATCAATAAGATCATTTTTTAAAAGTAGTTTCATTGATTCTTCATCTCTGAGTAGTCCTTCAACATTTTCTGATGTGATTGTAAATTCTCCCAATTCATTTGAAATTTCATCAAAAAATTGAGTGTCGTAATCATCTATTGATAAAATCTGATTACCAATATGTTCAATTATATATTGTGAAAGGTGACTCAAGTTTTCTTTATCTAACACTTCAATTACATCACGATAAACATCATCAGTTGTGTCCCAATATGGGTCCCAAGAATCTTCACCTAAAATTGATTTAGCAACATCTTTAGGTGATGTTGATTGACGAGAATCTTTAAAAAATTCGGATAATTCTTCTCTATCCTTTAATTTGAGATAATAATCCTCACCTCTCAACTCAACATCTGTTAATAGGTTATCACAAATAAATTTTAAAGTTTCCGATGGGTTTTTTTCTAACATATACAAAAGATATCTATTAGATTGTTCATCTGGTACTGATTTATATTCTAACCCATCTAAAATACCTAAAGAATCTAAAAACTCCATTTCAGGAAAATCATCTTCCGGTAATTGATTTATATCAATTCTATCTAATAAATTTTTACTTTTTAAAAATTTTAAAAATGTGGTAGTTTTACGATTAAAAATAGGTGATATGTCATCCCAATCACCATCGTTAAAATTTTGTATTATTTGTTTTAAGTCCATATCTAACTAATAAATATAAAAAAAGGTGGAAAAATAATTCTCCACCTCAACAATTCGCATAACACCTATTACTTATTCTTGTAATATTTCTCAACAATTTTTTTCACAGATTCCTGAACCGTAGCATTTTGTTGTGCTGGTTGAGGTTGTGCTTGTGGTTGAGGTGCCGCTTGTGCTTGATTTTTTTTACATCCGCATCCCATGGTAATTTGTTTTTATTAGGTTTATTTATCTATAAATATCTAAAGATTATTATATTTGTAAAGAATTGAATATTTATTGTTATATGTCAAGAATAGTAGAAATAAAAGGTGGTGATTTAGTTAATTTAATTAAAACTATAATATTTGAAGAAACTGAAGGTGATGATCAATATTATGATATCACACCTGATCAGTATTATATGTTATTAAGATCTGTTAATTATCAAGCTCAGGCAATACCTAAATTACCTATGTTTAAAGGTAAAAAACTTAGAGTTAATGGTCCTGTAAATATAAACGGTAAACCAATAAAAAGTTTGGGTGAAATTACCATAAATGGTCAGCTCACGATTGCTGGAACACAAATAAAAAGTTTAAATGGTGTTGAATACAATTCTCTTGGTGCATACTATAATACACCATATGCTGAAGAAATTGAAAGACGTAAAAGACAAAAAGAAAGAGATGATGCGGATCAAAGAAGAATTGATGATGAATGGAATTTAAATGATACCGATAATACTGGTGAAAGAGCTCATGCGGTATTCCGATTTATGGTTAATGAGGGTGATATTGATGAGTTAGAAGAGAATGAAATTGAAGAGTTAAAAAGTTTAGAACAAAAACTACAGGAACTCGAAGATAGAATTGATGTTGAAGAAGATCCGGATTTGGTTGATGAGTTAACAAATGATTATGATGAATTACAATATGATATTGATGAACTTAAATCTAAAAATAATGATGTATATGGTTTAATTCCTCTTGGTAGTCATTATGAAATGGATACATTTAGATCAATTCATCCCGATGCTGATGGTCATGTATATGCAGTTGGTACGGAATACGATGCCGACACATCTCTTCAGGACTATTATAAAGATATGATAGATGACTTAAGTAATTTTAGTAAAGACACTTTATCTTATCACATTGACGGGGATGATGTTGCGGAATATTTTGAGGATATGATAAGACAATGGATCTATGATGATCCGAGTAATTATGATGTAAGAAGAGATATATCTGGATATCAGGAACAACAAATAGATGATTTAAAATTTGAGAGAGTTGAATTACAGGGTGAGTTATTTTTAATTAATTATGGGATAATACCACCATTAGAATTTGTTGTTAATAGAGAGAATAATTGGGAATATAAAGATGGTGCGGGTAACAAAATTAATTTAATTGCCAATCAAGACGGAAGTAAAACTGTTTTACTAAATGGGACACCAACTTTAAAAAATCCCGTATACAAAGATATAGATTGGGATGAAATGTCTGAAAATATTGCGGAAAGAATAAGTGAAATTGAGGATCGTTTTGTGGATATTGAAGATGACATAGAAACTATTAAAGATAATCCTGAAGGAGATCCTGATGAAGATGATGTTGAAAGAGAGGTAGAAGAAAGATTAGATGAAATTAAAGACGACCCGATTAGATGGTTAGACGATTATGGTATGGATTATGAAAATTTTGTGGATAAAAGATCATTAGAAGAAGATTTAATTCGTGATTCAGATTACGGTATATTAGCAAATTATGATGGGACTTACGATGAAATTAGAATCAACGATACAAATTACGTTGTCTTTAGAGTTGATTAATATCTTTACAGAATAGAAAAATATTATTATGTTTATGTGTGATGGGAAGAAAGAAAAAAATAGAGTTTTTAATGAACACCGAATGGATGTTTGAAAAACCTATTGACCAAGAACACAAAGAATACAAATTATTGTCGTACTTCCAAAAAATGGGGGAAAAATTAGACAACATGGAACTGTATCCAAGTTTCATTGAATTATCACTACATTTAGCGAATATTCAAACTCTTATTAAGGATAAGAAAATTATCTACACGGATAAGAAATTTTCAACTATAGACGATGAGTTACTTGTAAAAGATTTAAAGATTAAAGAAATCCCAACTTTAGACAATGAGGAGATGGGTGAATTCACTAAAATATTATCGTATAGTGCTCCAAGAATGTTAGAATATTTTAATATTGCTAAATCTGTTTGGGAAATAGTATTTGATAGTATCATAATGAAACTAAAGAAAAATAAAGATTCGGTTTTAGAAAAAAAAGGATATTTTTATTACATTAATCCTAAGGATGAAATGTATTATGTTTGGGAATATGATGTAAAACCAGTCAATAAAAAATCACCTGAGAGTAAAACTTTAGTTAATTTAATTTATTCTGATAAGAAAAATAATTTGACAATCACAAAAATTATAAATACATTTAGTCAATGGAACATAGATAATAAATCAAAACTACCTCTATTTGAAATGAGTTGTGAAGGTGAGTTCCCAATTAATGAAACACTTTTACCTCTTTTTAAAAGAAAATTGATTAGTTATGTTAACCAAGTACAGATGTTAGAAAACTACAAGAAAAACAAAGAACAATTAAATTCTTAATATGGATAAAAATTTCGAAAAATTGATTGAAAAATTAATTAAGGACCTACCAAACGATATGGATTTAGGTAAAGAAGTCAGAAAAGTTTATATTAAAATTATCGGTCAAAAAAATTCCCAAACCCTTAAATCTAATTCAAATGGGGTTCAATAAGAGAATTTTCACAAAAAAACATATTTTAAGACATTTAGATGATATAGAAAAATATCTTGATGTCGATGCTGCATTTTTAACTGATAAATTCTCAAGAGATGTTTATCGGTTATTTAATGAAGGAAAATCCAAAGAAGAAATAATAAAATACATAAACGAAAACAAATGAAAATTAAATTAGAATATGTTTGGCTTGATGGATATAGACCGGAGCCAAACCTTAGAAGTAAAGTTAAAATTGTTGAAAGTGAAGTTCCTATGGAATTAAATAATATTCCGGTATGGAATTTTGATGGATCATCCACTTCTCAAGCGGAAACAGGAAATTCAGATCGTCTTTTAAAACCTGTTAGACAGTATACAACACATGGGTTCCCATTCGTAAATGATACTGTATATGTATTATGTGAAGTATTAAATCCTGATGGGACCCCACATGAATCAAATAAAAGATCTCAGATTGGTGATAACTTTGAAGATCTTTGGTTTGGGTTTGAACAAGAATACTTCATACGTGAAGAGATTAACGGAAACATTTTAGGTCATAAAAGAAACATCCTTAAAGGACAGGGAGAATATTATTGTGGTGTAGGACATAATGTTGTTGGTCGTGATTTTGTTGAATCACACTTAGATATGTGTCTAAATTATGGGATTGATATTACCGGTACTAATGCTGAGGTTGCTTTAGGACAATGGGAATATCAAGTTTTTTCAAAAGGAAAATTAAAAGGTGGTGACGATCTTTGGATGACTCGTTATTTCTTATTCAAAATGGCAGAAAAATATGGTTATCATATTGAATTACACCCTAAACCATTAACACACGGTGAGTGGAATGGATCTGGACTTCACACTAATTTCTCAACCGATACTATGAGAAATGATGGAAATGAAAAATATTTTATGGCTTTATTTAATGCATTTGAATCAAGACATCAAGATCACATCAAAGCGTATGGGTCTAATAATAATTTACGTCTAACTGGTGAATACGAAACACAGGCAATTGATAAATTCAGTTGGGGTGTGTCAGATCGTGGAGCATCAATTCGTGTACCACAAGATACGGCAAAAGAATGGAAAGGCTACATTGAAGACCGTAGACCGGGATCAAATGCGGATCCATATAAAATTATTCGTGAGATTGTTAAATCTCTTGATGTTACAAAACAGATTTATGAAACAAAAATTATGATGACTAAATTTGTTGATATGGATGGATTAAGTGGTAAATACAATACTATATCAAGAGACGAATTATTAAACGTATATAGAGAAGAAGAATAATGGATAATATAAAAGTATGTTTATGTGGGGGTACTGGCGATTGTAAGTGTCCCCCAATAAAAGTAGAACAAGTTAATCATCCACTACATTATGGTGGAGTAAATAATCCTTATGAAGCCATCAAGGTTATTGACGCTTGGAATTTAGGATTTAGTTTGGGAAATACAGTAAAGTATATCTCAAGAGCGGGTAAAAAAGATTCGGACAAAGAGTTACAGGATTTAAAAAAAGCATTATGGTATTTAGAACACCATATTGAAATGTTAGAAAAACAAAATGGATAAAAAAACTAAAAAAGGTTTAGAAAAAGAAATTGTTGTTTTAGATGCTATAACAAGTCCTGGTGAACTTATAAGAGAAACTGTTATTAATTTTGCTTGGGGATTGTTGGGTAATTCGGTAGTGGTTTTTGTATCTAAAGAAATGGATTTTATGGTTTTAATTAACTATATTTTATATTACATTTTAATCTCGTACATTGTGAATAGAAAAAAATATGAAACTATGTTAGGTAAATTTATTGTACTTCCAGGATCTGCGGCTATTGGGGCTTACACAGGTTATAAGATTGCACAATTAATATCAAGTTCATTATGAAAATAGTAGTAACAGGAGGGGCGGGTTTTATAGGTTCCGCATTTATAAATCACCTATTAGATAACTTTGATTGTGATGTTCTTTGTGTAGATAAATTGACTTATGCAGGTAAAAAAGAAAATATCAAACACAATGTTTCATTTCTACAAAAAGACATTTGTGATGTAACCGATAATGATCTTGGTGATTTTGATTATATAGTTCATTTTGCTGCCGAATCTCACGTTGATAACTCAATTAAAAATGGTTTACCTTTTGTTAG